CGTCCAAATTGAGCGCCTTGTTATTTGGCGCTGGAGGAATAAATGAATAACGAACTACTCATAAAAATGGGGGCGACTGAGGCATGGGATGCCGTGCAGAAAGCGTATGGACTGCTGTATGGGCCAGAAGCGCCGACAGATAAAGATAAACAGGATGCTGAGAAACTACTGAAAAAAGCAAACGAATGGCTTTCAGCGCTCAAATAACGCCGGAGTCGCGCGTCGAGGTACGAGATCGCCGCGCACCCGTGTGTTATTGATCGATCATCAAAAAAACAGGTTAAAAAAATGGCTAATTTAAAAGCTCAAATACACATCGCTAAAACCCAGCTCGGCATGGACGACGACACGTACCGCGCTGTATTAAAATCCGCGACGGGCAAAACCAGTTGTGCGGACATGGGCGTGATTGATTTAAATAAAGCGCTGCAGGCGTTTAAAGATCGTGGTTTTAAATCTAAGCCACCGAAAAAGAAGCCGTCTAAAACCACCGCCACGCTCACGGATAAATTAATCACGCAGTGGCGCGCGATGGGCGACGAGGGTATTGTGCGTGACGCGTCTGACGCTGCGCTGCGCAGTTATGTTGATCGACAAACCGCTGGCAGATTTAAAGCACCACAGTTTTGCGACAACTATACGACTATAAAATTAATTGAGTCACTCAAGCAGTGGCAAAAGCGCGTTAAAAAGTCGAACGTTTAACCGGAGGCCGTATGTCTACACAAACCAAGTTCATGCGTGACGCGCCAGAGATGTTGATGGATCTCTACGATCACACGTCAGCCGCTGCACGCAAAGCCGGACTGTCTGACGACGCGGCGGACAAACTCGCAATAGACGTCGTTGATCAGTTGGGCGAAACGTGGGCAGGCCAGCAGCTTTACTTCGGCAAGGGTTGCATCATGCGCCTGCGCAAACGCGATTTAGATATCTATAACGAGTTCGACGGCAAAAACCACGCGGAGCTAGCCGCAAAATATAAAGTGAGCACAGTTTGGATTTACTCGATCATTCGCACAGTTAAGAAACAAATACACGCAGACGCTCAACAGCCGCTGTTGTGATCGTTTTTAACGACCCGCTATATTGGCCCACGTTTTTAGTGTTAGGCATGTTTTGACGCCGTTTGACGCGTCAAAGAGGTATTTAAAAAGTAGCTGGCGCAGTGTTATTGTGAATCAACAACCAACCCCCCCGCAAAAACTCTTAAACTCCTTTAAAAGACCCCACCCGCGAACCACCGCATAGTGATCTCACGTTATCTATTTCGTGAGTCGCATCCATGCCAGGCACAACACCCAGCATCCACATTTTCAAAGCCGGTACTCATACCAGCGTCGCGGGCGACACAATCTCGTTTAGCGAATCCGAAGTTACCGCATCTATTAATGCCTACGATCCAGCGATCCACGAAGCCCCTCTCGTTATCGGTCACCCAACATTAGATGGCCCTGCGTACGGTTGGGTTAAATCATTAGCCGCCGATGCCGACGGCATGGTGGCGATCCCGGATCAAGTCAATGCCGATTTTGCAGAGATGCATAAAAGCGGCGCGTTTAAAAAAGTGTCCGCATCATTTTACCCCCCGACCTCCGCGAATAACCCTGTGCCCGGCGTTTGGTATTTACGTCACGTCGGTTTTTTGGGCGCGATGCCTCCAGCCATTAAAGGGCTGCGTAACCCCGAGTTCGCCGAGGGCGATGATTACATCACCGTTGAATTTTCCGAAGGTTTGCCTGCTGTCGACGAGCCTGCAACACCTATTACCGAAGAACCCCCAGCCACTCAAACCGAGGACACCACCGTGACCGAAGCAGAAGCCGCAGCGTTAGCTGCAAAAAACAAACAGCTCGAAGCGGATTTGCTAGCCGAGAAAACCGCTCGCGCTAAAGACGCCGCGGACCAGCGCGCAAAAGAAAACGTTGCATTCGCTGAAAAGCTAGCAACAGAAACCCGCATCGGCAAAGACGAAGCGCCGTTAATCGCTGCCGTATTAACCACGCTCGAAAACGCCGCCGCAGCAACGCCCGTGAATTTTGGCGAAGGTGATGCTGCAAAACCCTTGCACAAAGCGTTTGCAGATTCGTTGCAAGCGCAGCCCACCCGCGTGGAATTTGCAGAAATCGTCACCAAAGAAAAAGGTGCGGAAGCGGACGCCGACGATTCGGTGCAATACGCCGAAGGCACTTCGGAAGAATCCATCGCCCTGGATAAAAAAATTCGCGCGCACATGAAAGCGCATTCTGTTGATTACACCACCGCCGCGCACGCGGTCGCTAAATAAGGGGACAGTTTATGGGACGTTTATCCAACCTCCGTGTTGTTGATCCGGTACTCACGCAACTAGCGATGGGCTACAGCAACAATGCGATGATCAGCGAGGCGTTATTCCCGCTGGCGGAAGTCGAAAAAGAAGGCGGCAAGATTCCAAAGTTTGGAATGGAGCACTTCAAAATTTACAACACGCTACGAGCATTGCGTGCAAAGTCAAACCGTATTCAGCCTGAAGATATCGGCAGTATCGACATCATTCTGGATGAACACGATTTGGAATATCCGATCGATTACCGCGAAGACGCCGAGTCAATGTTCCCTGTCCGCGCGCACGCGACCAAAGTTGTGACTGAAGCGATTCAGTTACGACGTGAAAAAGCATGTGCCGATTTAGCTCAAAACCCGGCTAATTTCGCTACAGGTAATAAAATCACGCTGTCTGGTACCAGCCAGTTTACTGACAGCTCGTCTGACCCAGAAGGAGTAATCGACACGGGCAAGTCGGCTATTCGCTCAAAAATTGCGAAAGACCCTAACACGATGACGATGGGCCATGACGTGTGGCGTGTACTTAAGCGTCACCCGAAGATGCGTGAGCTGCTACCCAACATCACCAAACGTTTGATTTCGATCAAAGACCTGCAGGATATTTTTGAAATCGAAAATATCATTATCGGCAGCGCTGTAATGGCTGGCGACGACGGAGTGATTGAAGACATCTGGAAGGACAACATCAACTTGGCATACGTGCCCTCGGCGTCAAACACGCCGCGCAGCATGTACGAGCCATCGTTTGGTTACACGTTGCGTAAGCGCGGCGGCCTGGTGATGGATTCGCGCACAGAAGACGGCAAAGTCGAACTGATTCGTCAGACTGACAATTACCGTCCGTATTTGCTCGGTGCAGACGCTGGTTACCTAATCAGCAACACCAACGCAGATTAAGGGGGATTTATGGCAGCTCGTAAACCAACCCCAAAAGCAGCGGCTGAACAAGCCGCTGCAACTCCGCCACCGGCTGCGGTAGTCGTTGATAAAGACGCAACCGACGCTGATGTAAAAGCCGCCCAGGAACAGGCCGAAGCCGACGCCAAAGCCGCTGAAGAATTAGCGGCCAAGGAAAAAGCCCAAGCCGATGCTAAGGCCGCTGAAGAATTAGCGGCCAAGGAACAAGCCGAAGCCGACGCCAAGGCCGCTGAAGAATTAGCGGCCAAGGAACAAGCCGAAGCCGACGCCAAGGCCGCTGAAGAATTAGCGGCTAAGGAGCAAGCCAAGGCCGCTGAACTTGAGCCGCTCGAATACGTTGTCAATTCCCCCGTCAATCACGACGGCGAATCTTACAGCGTTGGTGACTACATCTATTTAACTGCTAAACAAGCCGCGCGTTTGGTCGCAAACGGCACCATTAGCATGACCGGAGAATCCGCATGAAAACTCACATGCCTTTATTAGTAATGTCGATCACCGCCGCCTCGGCCATCGGCCAGCGCCGTTTTGTTGGCCTCGACGGCGACCTGTGCGGCGCGGGTGACAAAGCCCTCGGCGTAACGGAATACGCCGTTGATGCCGCTGATCAGGCCTCGGTTAACGCCAATGGCGTAATTCTGATCGAAGCCGCTGCCGCGATTGCCGTGGGTGCCGAAGTTGAGTCCGACGCCGCTGGCAAAGCGATCACGCTGAGCGCAGGTGTCAGCAACGGCTACGCGCTGGATGCTGCTACGGCAGACGGCGACGTCATCCGTATTGTGCGCGGTATTTAACCCGTGGCCGCGTATGCAACAGTCGCTGAGTTAGCCCGCGTCGCGGTCAACGGCTGGGACGAACTCGCCCAGTTTTCGACCCGCAATCCGCAGGTGACCGGCGACATGTTGCAGGCGGTGTACAACGACGAAACGCTCGACGATTTGTCGCTGAATATCGACGCGGCTGACGGGCTTGCAGAGCTAACAGACACGCTCGAAAACGTGTCTCGTTATGCCGACACGTATTTAAACCAACGCTATCGGGAATTAGTGCCGTTAGCGCCGGAGCATTATCAAAACACCGGCCTCGGTTACGCCGTGGCCGTGATTGCGCTGGGTCGACTGTACGGCATCAGACAAGACGAAGACATGCGCAAAGCGATTAAAGCGCAGGAGGATTACCTGCGCGATTTAGCGTCGGGCAAAGCCTCGCTGGATTACACCCAGCCATCCACGCCAGAGCCGAGCGGTCGTATGACCGTGGTGGCTAAACCATCGGCATTTGATTGGGGCGGCTATTGATGTTTACCGATATCGAAAGCGCCTTAGTTGAGCGATTAAAAACGCGGCTTAAAGCCATGATGCCCGATGTGCATGTACTCACCGCTTCGGAGTTATCCGAAGTCGATGAAGCGCGCCAACCAACGCCTGCGGTGCACGTTATTTATAACGGCTATCGCACGTTGCCAAACGCCCGTACCGACGGCAAGGCGGTTCAAGTATCGCAAACGTGGCTAACCGTGATCGCTGTTAGCAATGTGCGCAAACGCGGCAGCGGCGAAGCGGCACGAGAAGACGCCGTCGCGCTGTGTGAACAAGTAGCCGGTTGTTTGATGGGGTATTGGCCGCAATCGGCAGCCAGCCCGCTACGGCTAACCAACGCACCGCGCAGCGGCGCAAGCAACGGATTTACATACGTGCCGCTGGCGTTTGCCGTGGACACAGTTTTAAAAGCAGCCAACTAACCACGAGGTATTTATGGCATCTACAAAAACGATCGACGTCACACTGGCGAAGGCACACACCCACGCGGGTAAAGACTACGCCGCTGGCGACAAAATTAACGTCCGCGAAGCAACCGCGTCGTGGTTAAAAAAAGCCGGTGTTGTTGCGGATAACGCGCCCACCACTAAACCCGTGAAAGGAGCATAGTCATGGCCGAACGCGTAGCAGTTTATAAACCCTATCTGGGCAGCGGCAAAGTCTGGTTGCGTGATCAATCGCTGCCAAACGGCCCGTCGTATCATATCGGTAACGTGTCAGTACTCACACTGACCGTGGATGAAAACGTTATCGAGCAAGCCGATTTTACGTCGCCGGGCGGCGGTACTCACGCCGAAGTGCGTCGCATCAACTCTGTGACGGCGGCAATCACGATGCACGACCTTAACGCCGATAACCTCGCGTTAGCGACAAAAGGCTCTAACACCGCCGTTGCTGCAGGCACGATTACCGACGAAGCCGGTACGGCGCATAAAGGCGCGCTAATTCGCCTAGCGAAGCCCAGTCCGACGACCGTTGTCGTGACTAGCTCGGATGGCAATACGACCTACACCGAAGGCACAGATTACGACGTAGTTGGTGCCGGTATTGTGATCGCGACCACCGGGGCGATTGCCACCGCGATTGACGCGCTAGGCACGCCATCGGATGGCTTACCCTTGCTCATTAGCTACGCATATGGCGCGTACAACGAAGTAGAAGCACTGACCCAAGGCAACACGAACTGGGCGCTCACGTTCGACGGCGTGAACGAAGCAGATAGCGATAGCCCGCAAGTCGTTGATTTGCACAAGGTCAACTTGGGTGCGGCCAGTGAGTTGTCTTTGATTGGTGACGCGCTGGGTACGATCAGCGTTGAGGGTAAGTGCCTGAAAGACAGCAGCCAAGGCGCGGGTAAGTCTGCGTACTACCGAGTGCAGCAAGCCTAAAACACGGATGACATCTCAAGGAAGAGACCCATTAAAAAAGGCGGCCATTTAGCCGCCTTTTTTAAAGAGATTTTTTTAACGTCTGCCGAATAGCAGACCAAGCAGCCGGATAACGATGGCGGCGATAAAAGCAACTATAGCGATACCGACCGAAAAGATAACGATGAACCCGAAGATCATTTGAAACACTTTGCCGGGGTCAAAACTATAAATGGCGGCGGAGATGAAAAACGCTATTACACCAACAATGATCGCTAAAAACACCATCGCTTCTTTGAACTGCGATTTAAAACTGCGCTTCTCTTTATCAGAATGAGTCATATCCATGAGCAAAGACCTCGAATTAGCGTTAAAGATTAAAGTCGATAAAAAAGACGGTGAAACCAATCTTACCGCGTTTAACCGCGCATTTAAAAGCGCGATGTCTGATATTGGCAAAAGCTCCGATGACGTAGATGCATTTGGTCGTTTAATTGTAGACCTTAAAACAGGTAAAAAAGCGGTTGAAGAATTAGACGCCGAAACAAAACAACTATACGACACGTACAGCAAAGGCGCTCAACTTGCCGCCGATAAAGACATTCTTGGTGTTCGTGCCCACGCTGAAATTCAGAAAGAAATTGATGAGACCCGCCAAGCGTACGATCGCTTAAAAAAATCGGGCACACTCACCCAGCAAGAACTTGCCCAAGCCGCACTAAAAACAGAAGAGCGCATCCGCGAACTTAAACACGAAACTAACGGTTGGACGGATGCCCTGCAAGCCGCTAGCGGCAGCATCGCGGGGCTAGCCGCTTCGGCGGCCTCGTTGGCCGTTGCCGCGGGCTATGCCATCGATTTTGAATCATCGATGGCTGACGTTCGAAAAGTGGTCGAAGGCACCGACGAACAATTCGATGGACTTACCGAACGTTTAAAAGACATGACCGGCGAGCTGCCGATCACGGCGCAAGGTCTCGCCGAAATCGCGGCCGCTGGCGGGCAACTGGGCGTACCGATTGAAAAGCTCGACCAATTTGTTGAACTGGCCGCCAAAATTGGTGTGGCGTTCGATTTAAGCACGGCTCAAGCCGGTGATGCTGTCGCCAAACTTAGCAATATTTTTGATATACCCATCGAAAACGTCGAGCAGCTCGGCGACGCCATTAACGTGCTGGGCAATACCACCGCTGCGCGCGAAGCGGATATTTTAGACGTACTGACTCGCATCGGTGGTACCGCTAAACAATTTAAGTTAACAGCGGAGCAAGGCGCGGCATTGGCGGCCACAATGATTGCAATGGGCGCGAAGGCGGAAGTCGCCGGTACTGGCATCAACGCGCTGTTGAGTAAGCTGCAAACCGCTAACGTTCAGTCGCCAGAATTTAAACGCGCACTGGAAGGTATCGGCATTTCTGCTGTGCAGTTGGGCGACGATATTCGAAACAACCCACAAAAAGCGTTAACCGATTTTTTAAGAACGCTGGAAAAACTCGACGATCAAGCCCGTGCGGAAACTCTGACTAAGTTATTTGGCCAAGAGTACCAGGACGACATTGCTCGGCTGTTAAACGGCTTGGATAAGTATGACCAAGCGCTGGCCCGCGTAAATGATACCGGCACCACCGCAGGTGCCATGCAGCGCGAATTCGCAGAGCGTATGAAGACCACCGAGGCTGAAATTCAGCTGATGCAAAACGGCTTGCAAGAAGTGGCGATTAATTTAGGCACCATCTTTTTGCCCGCGATCAGAGAAGCGGCGGTCGCGATTGGAGACGTGTCACGCGCACTCGCCGATTTTGTCGAAGCCAACCCTGCGATTGCAACGATCGCGACAACGTTGGCGACGGTTGCGGTATCGGCTGGCGCGCTACGTTTATTATTTTTGTCGCTGGGCGTTGTAGGCGCGAAAGCGTTTGGCGGTATAGGAAAAGAGATCGCCATCGCAAATACTGAACTGCGGCTATTATCAACACAGGTTGGCAAAACAGGAGCCGCGTTTCGAGTCGCCGGAGGAATAGCATCGGCCGCGTGGATCGGCTGGGATATCGGTACACAACTGCGCGAACAGTTTGTAGAAGTCGAGCGTGCGGGTATAGCGCTGGCCGCCGGTCTCACTAAAGTTGCTGAGCGTATTAAATTTATTTTTGACGTGATTGATACCGGAGACTGGGACGCGTCACTGGGCCGATTAGAGGGACGTTTAAAAAACGTTGATGAAATTTACGGCGACATGTTCGCTGATACGTATAAGCCGAAAGAAAAACTCGATGAACTCGGTAACGCTGCCGCGGCGGCAGCTGATAAGGCGGCAGCCGCTGCACAAACCATCCGCGATAATTTCGCAAAGTTAGACCTCACATCAGCCAGCGGGATTATCGGTTTTACTAAACAAATTGATGCTGCGAAAGACAGCGCCAGTTTACTCACTGACGAATTAAAAAAATGGATCGCCGAGACCAAAGCCGCCGACTTGCAGTCGTTTCAAGATGGGTTGGTTGATGCCTTTGTCGACGGCAAGTTATCTGCAGAAAAACTGACTGAATATAATCAGTTGGTGTTGTCGCAATCATTTACCGCGTTGGGTGTGACCGCCGAAACCGCACTCGGTAAAATCAGCCCCGCTGCGCAAGAGGCCATCGGGCAGATTGATTTGATCGAGCAAACCCTCACCAGCATGGCCATTACTGGCACGCAAAAAATGGGCGCGCTTGAAGTGGCTATCCGTGGTGCGGTTGGCCAAGCCGATACTCAAACCGCCGTGCAAGCGTTGCGCGATCGTGTCGCCGAATTGGGTGAAAGCGGAGACTTAACCGCAGCACAAATGAAGCGCTTATCTGACACACTGGACGCGCAAAGCAACGCCATTAATCAGATCACACCGGGCATACAATCGGTTGAAGACGCCATGCGATCGCTGGGCGTGACCAGCCAAGCCGAGCTGCAAAAAGCCGCTGACTCGGCCCGTTTAGCGTACGAGCAAGTTAAGTTGATGGGCGGCACCCTCGAAGATCAGAAAACCGCATTCATCGCCTACGCTCAAACCGTGATCGCGGCGAATCAAAACGTGACCGAATCACAGCGCGCCGTTGCGCTGGCCGAACTCGAAATACAGGCCGCTGTATTAGGTGTGACGGAGCAATTCAACACATTAGCCGCCGCTGGTGAATCCGCCGGTAACAAGGTTGCGGAGAGCGCAAAAAAAGCCGCCGCATCAACTCGTGATTTAGGTACTGCCGCTGTCGAAAGCTCGCACGACGTTCAAGCCGTCGCCGCATCATTAGCAGAATGGTTTGTGTCGGTACGCGCAGAAATGTCAGCGCTTAGCGCCGAAGCCGGTGCGCTATTCGACGACAAAATGGGTCTGCAATCCTCGGGTACCGTTAACGAAGTCGACGCGTTAAAAGCTGCGCTGTCAGCGGCCCACGAGGAACTCGGAAAAATCGCGATCGACAATATTCAAGTGTTCGATCCGACCGGCGTAAATCGCTGGAAGAATTCTGTACTGCAGGCGAAGAATGAAACCGTCAGCGCGTACAACGAGCAAAAATTGAAGTTTTTGGAATACACCGAGGCCCTCCAAAACGGCGAAACGTTAAACGCCTCGTTTATCCGTAACGCCGAAACCGCGGTCGGCACAATGAAGCTGCTCGGCTCTCAGGATCTCGCGACCCTGCGCAGTGCAATTGACAGCGCAACGCAAAAGCTGGAGTCGATGCGCGAAGCCGCGAAAGCAACGCGCGATAGCTTGCAAGACGAGTTGGATCGGATTAACGGCAATCAAGCCAATATTGATAAAAACGAGTACGAACGTAAAAAAGCCGAAGCACAAAAAGAGCTAGAAAATGCGCGGCTATACGGCGATCAACAAGCGATAAATTACTGGACCGAAGCGCTGAAATTATTAGATCAGGTGCGCAGCGCGAAGGCGCAAAAGGCTCGCGAAGACGCGGCGTCTAGCAACGCTCAAGCGGGTAGCGGTGCGGCATCTACCCAAACTCAGTCAACGTCAAAAACTTACGACGTAAACGTTAATTTCGGTGGCGAAAAAACAAAGTTAGCGTTCGCAAATGAGGCATCTGCGGATAGCTTTTTATCGCTAATGAACGACTTTAAAAACCGCTCAGGAGGCTAATAATCATGTTACTTGATGCTGTAGCACTGCCGCCAAATTTGTACTGGTCAAACGAGTTCGCCTTTAAACCCGTGTCGCAAAGCAAGCAACGCGGAGTGACCGGACGCATGATTATTCAGTCCGCTCCGCTGGTGTACGGCCAGCCGATAACGCTGACCGGTGCTTGGATCACCCGCGCTGAGTTGCTCGTGTTGCAAGCAATGGAAAACGCGATTGATACCGTGCGCACGCTCACGTTAAACAACGGCGACACGCACTCGGTGCTATTCGATCTCGATGCCGGTGGCCTTGCTACGACGTCGGAATATCCGCTCACCGCGCCGCTGTGCAACCCAGACGCAGACACGCTTTATAAAATCACCATCAATTTAATAACTGTTTCAGGAGCCTAAAAAATGGCTATTAATAAATCCGACGTAGCACTATTTTTGCCCGAGGGTGTTGGTGATAATCCAGACGACGGCGGCAAGCAAACCGGCACGGAATTAATATCTGGCGACGTTAATGCGCTTTTTGCTGACATTGGCCCTAACGATCAGGTGCGTGGTCGTGTCGCAATACGCACGCTTTTCGGCGCGGTTAAAGCCGCGAACGCAGATTTGTTTTTAAATAGCAGCTGGGCGTTAACGCAAGACGCCGCTGCCGAGAATATTAGTACGCTGTTATTTGATACCGGCAATCACTACGCCGTGCGCTCGGAAATTCAAAACGATATTGAGCGCTATGTGCTCAAGTCGCAATTATCTGCGCTGCGCCCACGCGGCACCCAAAGTGCAGGACAAAAAAACCTGATTGTATATGCAGACAAGAAAACCGATGCGCCGGAGGTTGGCGAGGTGTTAATGCTGGAATACAACAGCGTTGAGCAATACGTAAAAGTGCTCGATGTCGATGTGATCAGCGCGTCGTATACATACATTGATAGCCAAGGCGCGTATCAAAAATACAATGCGTATGAAATGACGCTGCGGCTGAGCCAAGAATTAGTGCAGGATTTTCCGGCGTCGGATCCGATGCCCGTCGTGAGTAACAGCACTCAGATTTTTAATACGCAAGGCAATCCCGGTGCAAAATATTACGGCATTAAAGCGCTGGCCGCTGATGCTGTGGCCGGTGATTCGAGCGTGAGCGTCGAGAGTATTTTTCAACCGCTGGTACCCGCGTCGACGACAGAAAAAGCCTACGCGGACCAAACCCCAGGCATTGTGCAAAAGATGGTGCAGGCAGCGGCCACGGCAACTAAAACTCGCAGCATAGGAACGCTGACCGGTACGCAGTTTTTAACACTGCCAACGGCGTGGGTGCCCGGCACGCTAACGTTAACCGTGGCGGGCAGCACATACGACGAAGCGGATGGCTCATTACGTTTGTTGTCGGGATCTAACTATTTAAGTGATATTACGATTAGCGCGGCAGCCGGTACGCTCGGATTTACTGTGAGCGGCAGTCGTTCGGTATCTGTTTCATACATTCCCGGCGTTGCCGTTGAGTTAACGCCGTATACCGATTCGGTGTTAATTACGGACGGTAATCGACAACTAACGTATACGTTCCAAGTCGCACCCAATCCATCCCCCGGCACGCTGCGGATTGATTGGTCGTATCTCGGAAAGTGGTATTCGATGATCGACGACGGCACAGGCACGTTGACTGGTCCAAGCGCGAGCGGTGCAATTAATTACGACACCGCTTCAGGTTCGTTTACGCTGCCGAGTGAGCCGGATTTAAACTCGCAAATTATCTATACGTGGGCGCAAACGCCGTACTCGGTTGCTACCGCTGGCGCACGGTCGGCTTGGTTCGAAATTGCGCTCGATGATCAGCCGATGGCCGGTACGCTCGATCTTGCGTGGTCGCGCAGCGGTACGAATTACACAGCCACTGCCGACAGCTCTGATGTGTTATCCGGCGGCGCGGGTAGTAGCGCGGGCAGTACATTGACGTTTACCCCGTCGGTCTTGCCAAGTGGCGATTTAACGATTAATTACGACAAGCTCAACACCGCGATTTTAACCGCGAGCGTGGCAGTCGCGGAGCAAAGCGGCGGGTCAATTGTGCTCGATGTGAGCCAAACGAATATCGTCGCAGGGTCGTTTAGTTTTGAGTTGGATTTAACGTACACGCAGTCGACGTTAACCGGCGGCACACTTTACGAATCGCGAATGGGTACGACAGAGCGTTTTGTATCCAATGCCCAAGGTCAACTTAAAGCAAATTCGATGGGCGGCGCGGTCGTGGGCACCGTTGATCATGCGGCGGGTACTATCACAATCGACGCTGATTTATTCACGCGCAGCGTTATCGACTATACAAAACTCAATACGGTGCTGGGCGGTTATCAGCAGTCGCGCATTGATAAACTCATGCGTGTTGAATCGCAAACAACAACGATCAGCTATCGCTCAACCAGTGCGGGAATCCCCGTTACTCAAACAATCGCGCACGCGGATTTAGTGCTAAAAATAAACGTCGCTGATGACTCGCTCGTGCCCGGCTCTGTTGTACTCACGCTCGACGGCACCGAGTTAATTGATCGCGGGGACGGCGTGTTATATCGCAGCTTTAACTTAACGACCGCGGCCGGTTTATCGACCGGCACAATCGATACCGTAAACGGCTTCGCTGAGATTAATTACGCCTTGATTAGTAGTGTTGTTGATTCGCTCAGCGGCTCGCTCGATGCGGCCGCGATTGGTTTGGGTGCTGCTGTTGCTGTTACGTCTGTTGTGTTTCGTACGATTGCCGCCCCGTTGCGTAGTAGTGGTCTGCAGTTCCTAGCACGGCGCTCGACCGACGGCGCGTTGATGCGGGCGGTATCAGACAACGACGGCGTGATCACCGGCTCGTTTGATGCCGGTAACACATTAACTGAGTTACCGCAGCCGGGCGTTAGCAATGGCTACGTGCTCCCGTTTGTGCCAACCAGCACAAGCGCAGGCAGCGCTAGCGGTAATGTCGATAGCATCGCGGGCGTGGTCGAAATTACGTTTACGCAACCCGTTATTTTATCAACGCTAACGTACAACGCGGTGGTTTACAGCACAGTGCCGCAAAACCCTGAACGCCTCGGTTTAAACCCCGTACGCTTGCCCACGAACGGCCAAGTGCCAGCGTTCCAAGACGGTTATTTAGCGCTGATTCATCACACGGCCAGCGTGAGCGTAGCAACGCCTGTGGCGGGCGATGTGATCGATTGCGGCCGTACCGATTTAGCCGTTGTTGTTGTTAAAGACTCGCTCGGCGCGTTGCTCGCCTACGATCAATACGCAGTCGATTTAGCCACCGGATTGGTCACTCTCGCGACTCCGTTCAGCGCCATCGATGCCAACGGCAACTCGCTCACATTGCCGTTGGTTGTGTATCACCGCATACAAGATCGCGCGGTGATCGTTAGCGCATTATTAACCGGCGAAATCCAACTCGGCTTGCAGCTAACGCACGATTATCCGGCGAGTGAAAGTTACATCAGCGCAATGGTCGAGACCGGCGATCTTCAGGCGCGTGTGAAAAATCTGTTTTATCAAAAAACCGACGTGGCGGGTGTGTTTACCGACGAGCTCAGTGGCGATGCATCAACCGCCAGTTACGATGATCTTAACTATCCTCTGCTTGTGGATTCACGCGGGGCCGTTAAAGACCGCTGGAAATTAAAATTTACGTCGACGACGGGTTTTCAGTGTATTAGCGAACAGCGTGGAGTGATCGGCACGGGTAGTACCGCTGTGGATTTTTCACCGATTAATCCGATGACCGGAACGCCGTATTTTACGATTCGCGCGGCCGGATTCGGTGAGGGCTGGGTAACCAGCAACGTGATCGCATTTGCGACTGATCCGTGCAGCGCGCCGGTAGCGATTATTCGTACTGTAATACCGAGTAATACGCCCGTCGCCGACGGCAAAGTGGTTATCGAGTTTTTAGGAGCGGCAGACTAATGACGGCACCCACCATTTATTACTCCGACGACGCCGGTGCGCCGGTGCTCACTAACGGCCAAGATGCGTTTTATCAAGTATTAAAAGCGTGTTTGATCGATGGCTACGGCAGCAAGGCGGCGGCGGGCTGGAGTGTCGTTTATGACGACTGGGCCGCGAGCGGGCACGCGAGTTTTACTAACGCTGGACAGTCCGGCGTGCTCGGTTTAGTGCGTGCAACAACGACAGATTACCCGCCGTTTATGTACGTTGCGGAGGCGATGATTGACGCACAAACGGCGGTTAATGCGCGCAGCGGTGAGCGCGCAATTGCGGACATAACGACGGATTTTGTTGAAGGGTCGAGCGAAGTGACGCAGCGTCCGGTGAGTTATAAATCGCACTATCCGTACTGGTGTGTTGTTGCGAATGAAAATTTTGCGTGGGTGTGGATGTCGAGTGGTAGCACGTTATTAACCACGGGGCTGTCGTCGCTAGCGTACTCTGTCGTGGGGTTTGGTGCGATCAGACATTTTCGCGGTCTGGGAGATATTAGCAGTCCCACGCTCGGAAACTTTTCAATTTTTGGCGGCACTAATACAAATTATATGGCATTGCAATCAAATCGTGGCTCATTTAACTCCGCTGCCGGGGGCGGCAATAATGCGGGCACGGTGTTTTACGGATTGGACGGTCAGATTGCAGTATCAGACAATACATATTCGTTTTGGCCGTTTTTTCAGTCATATGCGGACGGCGGCGGCGGCGGTATCGGTGAATCTGATACCGCGATTATTGAATTGCCAATTTATCGGGCGTCTGTGTATCTCGTCGATAGCAGAGGAACCCGGTACGGTAATCAAATCGGGGATATGCCTGCAATATATTGCAATGCGGCCGCGTGTGTGGAAGCGGACTGGTTAGATCGTGTGTATGTCGGTGATGATTTAAAAACGCAATTTACGATTGCGGGAAAAACGTTTTTTAAAGTTCGGCTGATCTACAACGTCGCATTTTTATCACTCGACGCGAGCGACTGGGCATGACGGTTACAGTAACCATCGCTGATGTTGTCGTGTCTCCGATTGCCGTCGTGCCGCCGGTATATGCATCTATTAATCACAACCTGCCGACCGATGCCGACTTTTTTGTAGTCCAGTTTTTTCGGTCTATTAATCAGCCAGAAACAGTGATCGTCGTGCGCGACAAGCTGCGGTTTTTGATCGCGGGTATCGACACTAGCGCAACGTATAAGTTGTTAGCATTTAAAATCAGCAACGGAATCGCAGATGGCGTTTGGTGGGTAGACGATTACGTATATGACCCCGATCAAGTCAACATCGTATTTAAGTCGAGTGCGGAAAACTCACAAACCGGCGAACCAAAATCATACTCGGGCACTATACTCGTTGCCGATTTACCCGCGATCCGAACCGTGGTTGCTATCGCGCTCGATGCTGATACGCCGTATTTATTAGCCAGCACCCAATCCGACAGCAACGGCGCGTACACGCTAAATTGGAACGGCTACAGCGGGCAAATGCTCGTCACGGTGCACGACGATTACGGCATAGCCCACGTAAGCGGCGAAGCGCGCGGCGTCGGTGAGCGTATTCATCCGTCTATATATAACGGCTACGTTTACGACGTAACGATTACGGGCACGTTAGGATTGGAGCCAACATGGCCAACGGAGGCCGGTCAAACTGTGTTGTCTGGCTCGTGTCAGTTAATCGCGGTGCCATTTTACAAACCGCAAACGCAAGGGCCGTATTTTGTTTGAGGGTTATCAATAATGGCGCGCTGGCTTTACGCAAGTGCCGCGCTGGCCGCTACCACGGCGTCAAAATCGTACTCGTCAGACGCTGCAATACAGTTGCATCAGCCGCGTTCGTTATCCACTTCCGCTGCATCACCCGTCGGCATCGCCGCCCTTAATTTTTACACCGAATCTGCGGCCGCTTGGGGTGTGCCAGCATCGATGAGTAAGACCGGATATCTAAACATATCAGCACCAACGGCTTTGCTGTTCAGCGAGTCAGCAACGGCGTGGAATACCCCGATTAATATGCAAACCGAGTACAGTGCGCTGGTCGCTCAGGCGTCTCAAAGCTACGCAAAAATGAGCGCGTTAGGCATTCACTACGCAACACCAAAGTACCTCGAAAACGCGATACCGCAACTGGGCACAGACTATTACACGATCCGCCCGAGCGAATACGATCTGCGCCAAGGCGAGCTGCTGACCGGCGTTAGCAATGTGTTTAATCTCGATACGCCAGAGCACATACCTAGCCCGATTTTTAATATTGCGTCGTACAAACTGACAGATTTACCGGCGTACCCTATCTACGCCGGTGGCATGTTCAGCGTCCACATGCCAGCCAATAAACCCGCACCTGCAAATTTGGCGTGGGGCCCAGGCGAATCGCTCTACGCTCAGCCGGATCTGCCGTATACCGTTCAACCCCCATTAATTGAAGGCGCGCCGGTGTTAGAGCCGGACGTGCGGGAGACTTACATCACTATGAACAGCGTCAATGTCGTCGCACTACCGAGCGGTGAGCCGCTGGCAGTCGCTGACGTTAAACTCGACCTCGACAAAAAATCAGCCGCTTGGAAATGCTCGTTTACAGTACTCAATAGCGCGAGCGCGGCATTGATAGAACCCACGGCAGCGGGCCAAAAAGAAGTTGCGATTACGATCAACGGCTGGCGCTGGGAGTGTTTTATTGATTCGGTGCCGGAGTCAAAATCGTTCAGTGGCGACACGTTAAATCATCGTTATACCGCGTCCGGTTATAGCAGATCGCAATACCTCGGCAACCCATACGCACCGCTTCGATCAGCAAGTGCAGCGTCGATAACGGCGGTACAAGCGATTACAGACGAGCTGTTTGGTACCGGATTCACCCTCGATTGGATCACGGCACGACTGCCGGACTGGACGATGGCGAGCAGCGCGTTTAGCTATCAGGGTTTAACGCCGTTGCAGGTCATCACAAAAATGGCAGCGGCGGTCGGCGCGATCGTCCAGCCGGACATGAGTACAGACACAATCACAGTGCGGCCCGAATATTACCCGCTGCCTTGGGATCTTGCATCGAGCACGCCCGATCATTCGATCAGCGAACATCAAATCGAGACGTTCGACAAAACCCGCGTATATAGCAAACTCATCAACGCCGTTGTGGTGAGCGGTGAGCAAGACGTCAGCGGCGCGGTCTCGCTCACAGTCACACGCGCGGGCACCGCTGGCGATACGTTCGGCGATGACGTATCCGACGCGTGGTTAACGTCATTCGACGCTAATAAAAGTCGAGGCGCTCAAGCGATCGCGGCTAGCGGTGTGCGTATGCGTTACACATTATCAACCGCCGTGCCCGAGTCGATCAGCACCGAGCCGGGTGTCATTGTTCCTGGTCAAACGCTCGCGGTTATCTACGACGACACCGCCCAATCATTCCGCGCGTATGTTGACTCAATCTCAATCAGCGCGCCGGGCAACGGACTGGCCGAAGTGACACAAACTGTCGTGCTCGATCGGCCTATTGAGTGGGAGGCATAACATGAGCAATCCGTGGGTTTCATTCAAAGGCTTGTTTGACGCAGGCGCTAAAACAATCGTCACAGTGACAACGGTCAATGCTGACGGCACAAGCATCATCACACTACGCAGCGGCAGCACGCTGCGTGTACAGGGCGACAGCGTAACCGTTGGCGATAAAGCAATCATTCAAGGGGGGAAGATCATCGGGCGGGCACCAAGCCTGCCGGTTCAGACCGTAGAGGTCTAGGAAAAGGAGACGGCCCCGGTTTAGCTGTAACTAAACCGAAGCCACCAACCACAGTGAACCATCCACCGTGAATTAGCCAAGGTCTCCCGCTCGTCGACGAGCGGAGTTAGCCTAACAGATAGGTTATTCACATGCATAATGTGCGATGCAATAAATGTAACAAACTGCTGGCGCGAGTCGGCGGCGGTGATAAAGTTAACGACGTGGCGCTGGTCTTTGAGATTAAGTGCTCACGTTGCAGGTATATCAATATTCAGAAGGCCCAGAGCCTCTTAAATAGTCCGCACGTTGCGGTAAATTTGGAGAGGTCTCATGGCCAAGTCGAAAACAAAACAACTCGGAAAGAACGGCTTTAAGTACAAGCCTAAATTTGGCGTCGTTATCATCTGCGAAGACGAACGTTCACAGATTGATGCGCACCGTCGCGTTAAAGAACTGGGGCTAAAAACTAAGGTGGTGACTATATGAAAACAGTCACTATCGAACACCGCTGCTCAGACTTCGATTCATTCCGCGCCGAATACGTTAAGAGTTTATTTAACGTCGAAAGCGGCGCTGACTTCCGCATTGATGCGCACTTGCCTGATGACTCCGAAGAATGGGGTATCGGCGTAATCGTTGGCCCCAGCGGCTCGGGTAAAACGTCACTCGGCTCCGAGTTCTGGCCGCGCACAAAACCGTGGTCGCCTCGGTGGCCGAAAGACAAACCCATTATCGATGTCATTGGTACTAACCTCGAAGTAAAGCAGGCCGCGGCGATGCTCTCGTCCGTTGGCTTAGGCTCGGTACCCAGCTGGCTACGTCCTTATAACGTTCTATCCAATGGTGAGAAGTTCCGCGCCGATCTAGCGCGTCTCTTATGCGACGCACCTGCCCACGCGGTTGTCGACGAGTTCTCAAGCGTTGTGGATCGTCAGATCGCTAAGGTTGGCGCTCTGGCGTTTGCTAAGTCGTGGCGTCGAACCAACGGGCGCGTCGTTCTGCTGAGTTGTCACTACGACATTCTGGAATGGCTACAGCCCGACTGGTGGTTTGATACAGCCACGGGTGAGCTGAACCGGAGGGCGCTTAGGCGACCCAAGTTCGAGTTGGAAATCATCGAAACGGATTGGCGATACTGGCCCCTGTTTGAGCCGCATCATTATTTAAAACTGCCCAAGATGATCGCCGCCAAATGCTACGTGGGGTTTGTTAATGGTGAGCCTGTTGCTCACGTAGCGTTCTCTACGCGACCGGGGCTTGTCGAGGCTCGCGCTTGCCGCTTGGTCGTTATGCCGGAGTGGCAAGGCGCTGGCGTCGGTATGCGATTTCTAAATGCAATTTGTGAGCGCTGGCTTAAAGGTAAGAATAGATTTGGCCTGAATCTTCCGACGTTATTCCACACATCACACCCCGGCTTGGCCGATACTCTGCGTCGTCAATCGTGCTGGACACAGGTTAGCGGTGTGCTTCATGGAAGTTGTGCCCGTGATACCGGATTAAATAGCGCGTCATACGGGGGGCACTGGCGTGCGGTTCAAGGATTTAGATACATAGGGGCCGATTATGATTAAAGCGTTTGTGGTCGGCCGCGGCTGGTTTGCTTCCGAGGTTTGCCGGTTACTTACAGCGGCGGATAACGTCGTTGTCGTTGGTGGGTACGCCCCTGACAAGTCTGACCGACTATTTACCACCGCCGTATCGTATGGACTGCCCTGCGGCACCGGCACTAGATTAACGGGTTTGGATATCCCTCGCGGCACCGACGTTATCGTCGGTGCTAACACCCACGCCTATGTTGATGCTTCGGCTCGATTGTTTACGCGGTTTGGAGCGATCGCTTATCACCCGTCACTACTACCACGGCATCGAGGCCGCGACTCGATAGAATGGGCAGTACGAATGGGCGACAAGATCACAGGCGGCTCTGTCTACTGGATGGACGACGGAGCCGACACGGGGCCAATCGCCGCTCAGGATTGGTGTTGGATAAGACCGGGTGATAACGCCCGCGAATTATGGAGACGTGACTTGGCACCGATGGGGCTGAAGTTGTTACTGGACGTGCTAAACGATCTGGACGACGGCAAGGTCGTATCGGTTACTCAGAGTAGTGACGTTGCGTCGTGGGAACCGGCATTAACAAAAACCCCGCTTTCAACTTTGACGCGGGGTTAGTTCTGTAATTATATTGCAGAGTGTGTCGTGGTATACGCGTTCTAAATATTGCATTTATTTAGGCGCAAATATCGCGGCGCGCTTCACACTGGCGAGCTGAATCGCAATGCCAGAGGCTGGTTTGCCGTTATAGTAGCCAGCAACTGAATAGTTTTCAGCACCCAGTTCAATACTCGCCAC